AACTGCTGTGAAGCCAGCCCAGAAGCGTAGGTCGTTCCGGCTTTGACAGCAGCCCCTGAGAGCAAGCCTCCACGTGCTGCCGCCGATCGATTGATCGCATCCTGCCCCTGGCTCAGGTTGAATGAATAGTCAGGCGACTGGGTAAAGGACGAGAAATCCGCTTTCCCCGAGCCTTTGACGACATTCCCATTCGCATCCGTCGTATCGAGCCCATAGAGTTTGGCAACTTGATCTAACGCAGAAGCGCCCGTCGTGCGCCATGGCGCCTGATCGGCACGCGTTTGCTGGTATTCGGCGCTCTGGTTCGCAATGGAGGCGTTTGTAGCAGACTTGATGGCGCTTGCGGACTTGTTGGCCGAATAGACTGCGGCTCCCGCGCCTACGACGGCTGCGGCTCCAACGGCTACAGCAATACTGCTCATGCTTGCCTGCCCGCTTTGATAGCCTCGCGATAATCGACCGTAATTTCAGCCTCTTCGGGAATCGGCTCGAGAGCCACTAAGTCAACGTCGCCATTGCCAACAGCGCGCATTTTCGCATTGGGTGTAAAAGCATGATTGGTATAACGTCCAGCCGGAGTTCGCTTTCCACCGATGCGCGCGGGCGCGATGAGTTCGCCTGAATTTATCTTCGCCGTGGCGAATAGTCCATCACCTTCAATCAATGACGGGCCTACGCGCAGCGGCCATTCACGTTTGAACGGGATTTGATCTGCGAGGCTGTCGATCAGCGGTTTGAGTTTTGCCTCATCGATCCCGTGCTCTAACAGCATCATGCGGTAAGCGACTCGTGCGCCTAACTGTTTTAGCTCATCCACCGGCTCATAGATATCGGCCTCTAGCACTGCAATGTCGCGTTCGTCATGCGGATTCGGATGGATCGTTTGAGCCAACACATCCGTCAGTGCGTATACAACCATCTGATAACCCGGCATTGAGAGTATCTGCGAAGGCGCTTGAAATGCCTCTCGATGTCCTTGCGGATGGACGAGAATCACAGAGCCCTCCAATAATTGGGAGACATGTCCATGTCGATGGACCGAGCCAATCAGTAATGTACCTGCAGGAATGCGAATTTCACGGATGTATAGATTCTGCTCGAAACGATGAGTCAGAGGACATCCCGTTTGCTCCATAGTCAGGAATTGATGCGTCAGATAGGCAAGCTTTTCCTTCCAACTCAGGCCCGACAGCCCGTCCAACTCCGGGATTTCCATGTTTTGCTGCATATTGCATCGCCGCCAGTTTCTGAAAGCAGAGCAATTCGCCCATCTGCTTGTTGAGTTTCTTCAGCTCGGCCAAAATCTCATTGTTCACTGTTTCCATACTCTCACTCGAAGAGTGCCTGAAGCGAGATCGACGGTCGCCGTGCTTTCATTCTGAAATCTCACCGCGACCGTATTCGCTGCCGACACATACGCGCTCACCGTGATGCCCTGCAGGTCCAGCGAGAAGGACGCGAGCGCGAAGTCGCCCAGCGCAGCCCCGGAACATCCGAGTGTCGTCGTGACGCCCACTCCGTCAGCGAGTGATGGCGGATCGTAGGTTCCGGACGCATTGAGTACGTTCGCGAGCTGGACATATCGTGCGTCGCCTTCGGTCTGTGTCTGATAGACCGGGAACGGATCAGGCAGCGCTTGTAACGCGGCTATCGCAGCCGTGATGGATGTCGAGACATCAGAGCCCCGCGCCACAGTCACGGGGATATCCGTGTCGACGATGGCATCAAACTTCAATATGCCGGCCCGCCGCGCGAGAAATCGATCATCCACCGCAGCTGTGATCGCGCCCGGTGTCTGGGAAGTGGCCTGCGAATTACCGATGACGCTGGCTGCGGCTACGGTCTGAATCTTGGCGTAGGTGACCTGCGAGTCTTTTATCTCGGCCGTGCCCACTGAGTTCGGATCGGGCGAGACTGGCACATTGCGTGCCCACTGGTCCCACTCTTGTTGAGAGTTGGGCCAATGTTGAGAGTTTTTAAGTAGCGGCATTGTTGGTAAATGCCTGGATCAAAGTTCTGCGTACGGCATCGGAACATGAATATCGATAGACCCGTCCCTGATTGCGCGAGGTTTGACCCAGTCGGCTGTAGAGCGCTGCCGCCTTGAAATCACCGCGTGCGCCCAGCGAACGCCACAACTCGTTGCTCCACGTCCGTCCGTCGTTATCGCTCCACTGCAGCATGACCTTCGGATCAGAGCCCTGGCCTGAATTCAAGCCCACGCCCTGCTCGAACACCAATTCCAAATACGCATGCTGCAAGGTCATCTGGTCTGCGGGATGCTGAATGGGAGGAGCCGTGACTGAGCTCACCAAGGGCTGATCCCACTCGGAAAATACGTTAGCATCGAGGATTCCCAGCCGGTTCGATTTCGAGTCCCCGACGATCGTTATGTTGTCGCCGCGCAGTACGAAGGCTGCGCGCCAATTATCCATCCCATAACTTTGGCGTTCATGCCACAACTGGGTCGAGGCATCGTACACAAACGTGTTTTCGATATACGTGAACGCCACCATGGTGTGGCCGTTCTCGATCCAACTATGAGTGATGCACTCCTGCTTTGCATACTTGGCAATCGCCTGCTCGATCGCCGTTGTGGAGATTCGGACGGGCGTGTAGCCATTGACCCGACGCAGCGTGCCATCGGAAGCAGCAAAGAACACCGAGTTGTCAGCCTTGACTGCCCCATACCGGGAAGTAATACCGATCTCCAGATAGCCTGAAGCGGTTCGGGAGAGTGGAAAATCCGCAGCGCCGGAGTTGTACCAGACTTCCGCCGCGTCGCGCTTGAATAGGAAGATCTCCCGATGATCTGTGATTCCCGTGATGATATCGCCGGCAGTCGATTCAGCACTCGCGAAATCAAGCGCATTCCACACCGTGGGGTCGAATGCGGTGTGGTTGATGTAGAACGTCCTATCTCCCGGTCCTCCGATGAAATAGCCATCGAGGTAGGTCATCCACTGATAGCCGGGGAAATCGCCTGCCACCAACGTCAGCGTGGTCCCATTCCAGACAGACGCTGTTCGGCCCGACACGACCATCAGGTTGCTGCCATCGGAGGCCATGAAAACGCGACCCAATCCTGGAATGGGGCCTAACGCGGTGATGCGATCATTTTGGATGCTGTAGAGCGTGAATCCCGCTACTACGTAAATGACGCGATTGACCAGGAGACCGCCGCGCAAAGACCCGGTTCCTACTGTCAGATATGGCTTGATGCCAAAGGCACCCGGAACCGCGGCTGCCGTCTTGGCGGCCGGAGGCGCGGGCTCCAGATACGCATTGATCATCCGTTGACACGACAATGGCAAACTCGTGTGCTGGTAGCTCTGAAGCCCGAATGGGACCTGCGGCATCAGAAGTACTCGGCCCTGACGGGCCTGGAAACGCGCGTGGGTGCGAGAATCTTGCGCAACTGCCTCTCGGCCGGACTGGTTACCGGAAGCCCCAGGGCGCCCTCTCCTGCGATCTGGGAGCGCTTGGGTTCGCCCAACTGGAAGTCATCCACGAGTAAGGCGGCAACCATCGCCACGATGATGTTATCGATCAGTTCGTCGATGCCATCCTCGAAGTCAATTTGAGCGATATCGAGCGCGTCCAGTTGTTTTTGGAGGGATACACAGCGTTGTTCGATGAGGTTCGCGTCCTCCGGTGGAAGGCTGTTGCCCACCGGAAGTACTCCCAGTTTGCTGGCGATTCTTTCCCTCATTTGCGGGAATGTCACTGACATGCTCGAACCGTCCTGAATTGATCAATCCCTTGGCGACCGAAGGCGGGACGTCCACTGTCCCACCCGCCCCCACAGCAATCGAGCCGTGATCGGGGAAATGACCCGACCACGGCAAATCGCCTGTCAGCCTCAATCTCACAAGTTGATGCAGTGAGCGAGAACCTGCAGAGTTCCTGCAGCCGCAGTCGCAGCCACCGCAGTCTGGTTCCACTGCAGTTTGGTCACCGCAGTCAGGGTTGTGGGTATGCAGGCATAGTACGTACTCGTACCGGCCTTCTGATCCGCAATGGCCGTCACCAAGTCCGTAGCACCCAACGTCAGCTTGCCGACTGCAAGCGGTGTGCCGTTGGTATCCATGTCCGTGGACGATACCGTGAATCCGATCACGGTCACGTTGGCTGGCAGATAGCCCAGTTCCACGATGTCACCCACATCATCGAGCGATGTAGTAGCCATCGCCACACTGAAGGGAATGACGACCAGCCCTGCGCTGTACGGCTTGGGAATCAGGTGAGCGGCCGAAGCCGCGACCGTTACCGTTGAAGCAGTCATGTTATGCGTCTCCTACGCTGGCCGTGAATACAGTCACAACACCGTTGTCTTTCGGTGTCGTGGTATCGGCTGCGCCTGTGCCGAACTGGATTTTGCCAACGTCGTACATCTGTTGGATCGCGATGCCGTGCTTGGTCTGGTAGTCCTTTTCCTGCGTACGTGTGTTCCAGCGCTGAGCCAGTGCATAGCCCAGAGCTTGGGCACCACACAGGTAGTTCTCGCCCACATCGATCGATGATCCACCCAGTGCCAGCCAACGGTTGGATGACAGTTCAGGAATCTCCCGAACGATCACACCGTCCCAGATGATATCGCCGTCCGTGAACAGCGGATTGTCCTTGCCGCGCTCCATCGCATACTGACGTGACTGCACGATGTTCGTGTCCAGCTTCAGGTCGCGGAAGGAGTTGGAGTTGGCGAACATCACGTACCACTCCGAATCCCCATCCACCTTGATGGGCCGGATCTTCGGATTGGCGTTCTTGGCGATGCGCTTGGCGACCGACACCATGGAGGAGCTGAGCTTGTCCGCCGTGTTGTCCACCGTTGCCAGAGCCGTTGCGAACACGTTCGATGAGGCATTCGCGACCAATGCACCGAAAAGCACGCGATCCGTGTTGTCCGTCAGCCATGTGTTCAACGCGGTGGCGTTGGCTGTCTGGTAAGCGGATGTAATTCCTGCGGCCAATCCCGTATCCCGAGGGAACAGCGCATCCTTGGCGCCCAACGCCCGGATGAACCGGTCACGAGTGTGCTCCATGGACCAGCTCATCAGGACGGACTTCCCCGCATTGCGCAGGTTGATCGCGGTGACCTGCTCCTCAAACTCAGGCACGACCACACCGTGACGATAAAGGCTGATCATCAGCGACCACGATCGCTGGCTCAGATCCTCCTCGAAGCCTTCGAGGGTCTGATTGTTGGTCTTTCCGGCGCCGGCCAGTCGATTGACTAGCTCGAAGTAAACAGTGTCGCCGGGCTTCTTGGTCAGTGATTCCTTGACCTGGACGATTGAATTCTCGTCCGTGCCCATGTAGCGGGCCATGCGGTTGCCGCGGATGTATTCCGTGAAGAAATTGTCGTCCCACTGTTTAACCCGTAGGTTACTGGGGACAATCGTGTCAGCCATGAATTATCTCCTGGAAGCGTTTCGTAAAATGGTGTTGAGCGGTGGCGGACCGGCGTAGACCTCGGTCGCCACAGCGGGGGATGAGTCGGAATTGAGCGAAGCGGGCACAGCGGGTATTTGCTTGCCGTACTTCGCCTCGAGTTCTGCGCGGACGCGGGCTTCGATGTCCTTTTCGAGCTTGGATTTGTAGGCGCCAAAATCGCCATTCACATCCTTCAGCTCTTTGATCCGCAGCCCTTCGCGATAGGCGAATTCAGCCGGGTTGCGCTCCTGCCTCATTCGTTGGAATAAGGACGGATCGTCATGCGCAGCCTCCAGAAACACGTCACGCACTTCCTCGAAATCCTTGTGCCTATCCCGAGCCAGCTCCTCCGTCACGTTGCAGCGCTCGACATACATGTCTTCGCGTAGCTGCACCTGTTGTTGGGAGAGCGCGCCCGGCAAGTCCTGCCAAGGATCAGTGGGTGTTTTCGGTGTCTGAAGCTCACGCACACGCGCTTCTGCGGCCTGCCGCTTCTCGCGCTCGTCGCGCATCGCCTTCTTGTAGGCGGCTGCCTCAGCGTTCTCTGTTGGCGTGACCGGCTGTGTTACTACGGGCGCAACCACAGGGGCTGCAGGGGCCGTGACAACCGGATCAGGTGCTTTCGCGGGTTCTGCAGCAGTCACAACCGGAGTTGTCGCTGTTGCAGGGTCGGTCGGCGTCACCGATACAAATCGCCCGTTATCATCGCGCGAACGCGTGCCTATCAAGCCTTCCAGAGAAGGACTGTCGTCAGCCATACAAGATTCCTCGTGTCGTCAGGATTTACGAAATCGCCCAAGATGCTGGCGGCGCATTCACTGTTGACGGACAGTGACAACCGAGAGCGCCCGTTAGCCCCGGCGGCGGGCATAAAAAAAACCGGCACGAGGCCGGTTTCAGAAAAATATGTGTCTGTAACTCAGGTCGTCATTGCCGTCGAGACGGCTGCAACCTGCGCTGCAGTGTGAGCGTTGTTGTAGATGCGTATTTCCCGCATGCCGCCGTTCCACGGATTGATGCCAACAGGCGTTGCATTGACATACTGCGATCCCACAGTCAGGGGACCTACGATATGGTTTGAAACCGCATTGGTCAGGCTGTCGAAATTGGCAGGCGTGGCAATGCTCGTGCTGCCAGGCGCAGCGCCATTCATATATGCCGTGATGGTTCCACCATTGCGAACGAGGGCGAGGACTGCCCATGTATTGAGCGTCAGAGCCGCCGTGGCAATCGCATTGGTGAACGTGTTTTGGATGACCGTGTTGGCTTTTACTGAACTTGCGGGAGACTCGTTCGTTCGCGATCGATCCATGAAGACATCGCGGATGTTCGTCGAACCGGTCGAAGCGCCGTGCGTCATGATCGTGTCAAATGTCGTATCGAACGCGTTGCATTCTACGTAGGCATAGAGTGTGCAGTTATGCGGGATATCGATGCTCGCATCCCCGACCAGCGCATCATCCACGCCATCAAATGAGACCGCGACCTTGGAGACGAGAGCAGTGTTATAAGTCGGCTGCAATCCCGCAGTCGCCTGTACCAAGTTGGCTCGCCCACATCGATCAGGCCATGATGCGATCGACGCTCCGTTGGTCAATCCCAGATCAGGTGCGTAGTACCAGGAAATGAGATTGGCACCGTCAATCTGAGAAGAGGTAGCGAACGTCGTTGTGACGATTTCGGCAACTTGATTGAATGCGGTCGGCTGGGTGACTCCAGGAGCATTGATTGCGTCACATATCTGTTGTATAGCGCGCTGCGATACGACGGGGATTACATAACTGTGGGAACCCGCTCCCGGCGTAAACGTGTTGAACCCGTTAGAGACATTAATCGAGTTGGTGCCTGCAACTGTCGTGAATCCTGCCTTAGCGGGACCTGCGAGGCCGATCAGAGCGACAATTTCGTTCCAGCCATGCCGGCCCGCGGTGGATTGGCTCCAGTTGGCATAGTAGTAGCCGACCGGATCGGTTGGAGTAAGCGCGTAGTAGGCTCCGCAGGAAGCGAATGGCCCCAACTCAAATCCGACGAAGACGATGGGTGTGGGCCAGCTCGTCAGGACGCCATTAGTGGCGGCCCACAGCGTGGCTGTAAAGCCTGCGATATTGCCAAAGTTGTATTCGCCCCCGACAGCGGCGGTACTTTTCGGATACTGCCCTCCCATGCAGTAGAGGGTACCCACCTTGCCGGTTATGAGCTGAGCTCCCGTCAGAGGCGAGATGGAATCAGCGGGCGAATTGAGCAGATCATAGAGATTGTTGAGCGGTCCACCGGTCACGATATCGACCGATCCCACTGCATTTGCGAGTGCTGAGCGCAGTACGGGCACGGATGTGCTGATACCCGCAATGCTCAGCAAGCGTCGCGCCGGCGTGAATGACTGAGCCAGGAACGTGGTAAGGCTTTCCGACTCCGTGGCATTGAAGGTAGTGGTTGTGGGTCCCGAAGATAATGGAACGCCGGTTACGCCCGCCGTAGTCAGTATCTGGGAGGCCACTTGAGCGGCTGGATTGGGACTGGTGTTCGCATCCCCTGCATTGTTGGTAACAGCCAGCAGATTGATGACGCCGATCTTGTGCGCCCAGGCAAGCAAGCGGACCGCGCTGGGGAATACGTCGGCGACAAACTGACAGTCCAAAATCACGTTCTTGGGAGCGGCCACGCTGGCACTGGCGAAACTGCCTGCCTGCCAAGACACCCCATTGAACATTTGCGGGCCGCCGTCGCTCGTATACGCTGTCGAACCTGCAGGAATGTTTGTATACAACCTTGCCAGTCCAGCCAGCGTGTGAACGCCTCCGAGAATTTCCGCCTGCTGGCCCACTTTGGTCGGATCGTACTGATTGCTCATTGCTTACCTTTGGGCTGTTGGGCGGCATGCGTCTTCATGCGCTCCTGATGCAACGCTGCGTTGTGCGCCAGTCCCAGATCGGACATCTGCTTGGCGTGATCGGACTGCTGCTGTTCGAGACGCGAGGTCAGCGTGTTGATGGCCTGCTCCTTGGCTGAACCTTCCACGACCGCATTAGCGGCGTCCTGCGTGGCTTTCAGGTTCGCGGCGGCCAGGAGTTGCAGCGACTTCAATTCGATCTCCTTGGCGTTCAGCATCTCCTGCTGAGCGGCCAATTGCTGCTCGCGAGCGGCGTACTGCGCCTGGGCTGAATCGCTGGCGGACTTGACCTTGTCCAACGCGGCCTGTGCTTTGGTCTGTTGCAACAGCGCTTCGGCCTTCTGCTGAGTCAGTTGCTGCTCGGTCTGCATCTGCTCCTGCGCTTTCTGCTGCTGCGCCTGGGAGATCTGCTGAATCTGTTGCTCTTTCTGCTGGATCTGCTGTTGCACTTGCGGGGGAATCTCAGTGCCATCGGGCAAATGGCCTGACATCGCGTCCAACGCCTTCTTCTTCGTCGCAGCCGAGATGCCCGAGAGCTCGATCAGCACCTGGCCGGGGATCTGCACCTTGCCTTCACCAGCCAATGCAGTAAGAGCCTGGAAGTCCTCTTGCTGGACCGTCGCGACGTCCGGCGCCTCGTCGATGACGATGTCCATCTCGAGATCGGGAAGGACGTTCATCGGCGCGCCGGCCTTCGCCTTCCCTTGCTTCACCTGCGGGTGATTGTCCGGATACGCCGAATTGACCGGCGTGAACTTCGAGTTCTCACCGTCCGTGACGCGGATGAACTGCTCGCTCGTCATGAATTGCTTCATGCGGCTGAATGCAGCGGTCATCACGCGCTTCTGCCAGAAGCGAATGTTGTCACCCTGAATACCCAAGGTGATCAGTCCGCCCTGCTGATCCAATTGCTTGGCGCGGCCGGAGTTGTCCCCACCGACGCCCAGGAGAGCCTCGTTGGGCCCGGTAGCAGACAGCGCCATCTGCGCTTCCTGCAGGAGTTTGAACTGCCCTTCCGCCAGGTCGGTGTTGTCGCGGATCTCCGCTTTCATGCCGGGCGTGTACTCAATCACGCCATCGGGCTTGGCCGCCTGTTTACGAGAGGCCTCCACGTCATCCAATGCCCCTTTCTCGACCAGCAGCTGGTTGACCGAGAGCATGTGCAGGGACTTGGACCGACGTTTGTTGATCTCGTCCTGCAGGTCCTTGTAGCGCTTCACAGCGCCGTAGCGATTGCCCTCCCGGTCCACGAACAGCGATTGCAGGATCAGCGGGCAACAGGACTCTTGCGTCTCCGCATCGATATAGACGGACTTGGCCGGCTCTTCGATGAAGCCCACGCGGGTGTAGACCGCGCGCATCCACGTATCGCCGTCCTTGTAGTAATGCTCGACGATCTGGATACGCTTGCGACCGCGATCGAACCAGCGCGGTTTGTCGTCATAGGTCGGGAATCCCGACAGGAACGACTCGCTCGTGAACAGGTCGAACTTATCCCCGAGCTTCGCGCCGTATTTCGCCCGCGCCTGATCCAGGTCCATCCATTGGATGATGCCCTCGTATCGCGAATCGCTGAAATCAGCGGCCAGGGAATGGCTGTCGTAAAACAGCCGGTCCCAGCGGATGTAGCGAATGCAGATCTTCTTGTTGGTCGTGCGCGCGTAGGTCGCGTTGTCGGCAATGACCTCGGCCCCACCAAAGCCCTCGATTGCCATGTTCTCGAACACGGACGACTTGATCTGCGGGAAGTGATTGCAGTCCGCGATGTATCGCAACCCTCCGGTCACCGCATCCGTACCCACCTCATCCTGCGGATGACGCGGGAGTGCTTTCGGGTCGGTCCTGAGCTTGCGTTCCAGGCCCAGCGAATAGTCGATCTTGTCTTTGATGCGGTTGTCGGTGATCGCGGGCTGGCCACGGGCTTCCAATGCCGCTAGCTCGGTATCGGACCACTGCTTGCCGTCGTAGTAGTCGCGATAGATCTCCGCGGCCCTTCGAGCTTCACGAGTCGCATCCGCGGACTGATTGAACTGACGAATGAGTTTGGCGAGCGTCTGGTCCGAGGTCATCGGATCGATGTCGTCGCCTGTCTGCTCGACCTGCTCGTCTGCGGACTTGCCCGTCAGCTGCTCGACGATCGCCGGCGCGCGGGCTTTCTTGGCCTTACGGGGCACTACGCGCAACCCCGTTGTTTCCGAGCCGGCGAGCCATCTTCATTTCGTTTCGTGAATCGGTCATTTTGCGCAACTTTGTTTCACGTGGAACGGTTCAGGCAGTGCGCCATGACTTGCTCTCGGGGGAATCGAACACTTTCGACCACGAATCCTTGGGTTGATGGCCAGCACTGGCGCCTTTGGACACCCACGGACGGGACATGCAGGCGTAGCGCGTCTCATCGCCGGCGTGATCTTCCGAATCGGTGTCGACGTCCTCAGACTTCCCAGGATCGTGCTGCAGCATCGGCAGCGTGCGGATCGTGTGAATGCACGTGCTGAACAGGTACAGCATGGGTCGGCCGTCCTGGCCCACCAGCCGACCGCGAACCTGATCCCACCCAGGCACGCGCTTGTTGTCCGCGGCGCGCCAGATGATGGGCGCCATGCGTGAGGCAATACTCGGGCCGCCATCCTCTGCCATGGCCGAAGGGTCAATGACCCCGTAGGCGATCTTGTCGCCCTTCTCGCGCTCCACGATGCCGGGAATGTCTTTCTCGCCGGGTACATTCTTGAGGCCTGTGCGCAGCTGTTCCGCGGTGAGCTTCAAACCCACATTGGGCTGGCCGTCTTTCATGCCATACCACTCGCGGTACTTGATTAGAGCGCCCGCGGGGAAATGCTTCAGCGAGCCGTCTGAGACCGCGTACCAGCCGACGCTGAATGGCTTGGACGATCCCCAGTCCATTGCGCGGAACCGCGTCCACTGGGCCGGGAGATCCATCGGCGCGATGACATGGCGGCCTTCCGAGAATTCACTGAAGAACGCGCCCTCAATGACCGACCAGTCCCCGTCCTTGATCGCGCGCACGAACGTCTTCGATCCAGCGCCCTCGAGGCGTTGCTCATACCCTGGATCGTTGGCAATCCCGATCTTGTTGTCTTTGAGGCGCGCCTTGACGAACAGGCGTTTCATCCCCGATCCGTCTTCAGCGATGAATGTGTGGCTACCCAGCGGGTACTCGCCGATCTTCCAGTACTCGCGCACCCAGTGATGGCCGGGTCCGCCTGGGTTCGCAGAGGCCCGGATGCGCTTGTTCGGGATGTGTGCCGACGCACTGCGAAGCCGCGCCTTCATGCGCAGATACGGCGTCGGATTGCTCCATAGCGCGATCTCGTCCCAGCCGATCCACGTATAAGCGTGGCCCCAATACTCCATCCAGTCGTCGTCCGACTCCATGAAGCGCATCTTCAGAGTCGCGCCGTTGGGCCAGGTCCAGGTCTTCGTCTGGTTGCTCCAGCCGACCCCAGGGAACCACTGTGGGTAAATCTCCTTGGCTCGGGAGATCAGGTCCTCGAGCTGCGGGTAGTTCTTCCTGAACAGAATCCCATGCCAGTGCTGGCCGTATGGGCCCGGCACGTCCTGTGCGAAATCCCCCAGCAAATAATCACTCTTGCCACCGAATACCGCGCCGCCATAGAGGAGCTCGTCAACCGTGTCCTTCTGGATCGCTACCAGTTGCGGGCCCGGTTGAGCTCTCCACGGTGTCACTGTCCCGCGCCTCGACTGGGATGGGGCAGGGTGCGTATCCAATGAAAGCATTCAGGTTGGCGTCGACGTCCACGGATTGGTGAGGTTTGCCATCGAGGCGGTTACCGATTTCCTGGTTAGCCCATAGATCGCCTTCGAGGGCGAGCTTCACGAGGTTGTGCGCGAGTCGATCCAATGCCTGACCTGCTTCAATCTTTCGCTTCTTATCCGTGTACTGCTTGATGGCCTTATCAATGGCCTCAGCCCAACGCTTAGACTTGGTCGAATTCGTATTGCCGGGCTGAGCGCCCCGAGTAGCCATTTGTGTCCAATCTCAAGTAGATGATATATCAGACAACATGAGCGCGCTTCTTGCCCTTCATGATCTCGCAGATAGTTGCAGGGTGAACGCCGAACTGCTCAGCCACTCTACGCTGGATAGCGCCACTGCTGACCATCTGCCGAATGCACCGAACGCTATCATTACTAAGCTTGGTCGAGTGATGGCGCTCCCCCCAAAGAGTGCCAGTTCGGCCATGGCGAATGCGATCCTGATGATTGCCCTTCGAGGTGTCCCAGCGAAGATTCTCAACTGAGTTGTTGGCAGAATCACCGTCGAAATGGCAGCCCTGCATTCCTTCCGGTCGGGGACCGACAAATGCCAGCAAAACGAGATGATGGACTGCAAAGTCGTTGCGAGTTCCATCCTTACCCAGCATCACATAGAAATATCTGCCGCCCCGCCGATGTGGGTTGAGGATTCGCCCCGGCCATGAACGGCCCACATTCAGCGTTCGAGACAACGAGCGAATGCGACCAACGGATGAAACGTCATAACGACCTTCATAACCCGGGATCGATTTCCAACTTTCCATGTTGTTCATTCTAATGCAGATAACGCTACTAAATCCCAATATTGGACTTCAGTAAAGGCGCCTGTTGGAGGATCAGCGTTGGCTCGAAAGGTGGCGGATTTTCGTTCAATCGGATTATGCGGCCTGATGATGACGTTGAGCGTGGCGTCGATCTGCACCTCAACCTGCGTGTCGGGTGTCACTGCGGTCCAGTCCAGTAGCAGCGTGCCCGTGGTCTCGCATTGCACCCGATAGCTCAGGCTCGTGGGGATCTGGGGCTGCTCGCGGTTATCGAAGAATTTGGCCTTGACGAAACAGCGCGAGCCTTCGTTGAGTGTGGGGACAGCCATTCAGATACCCGGATGAGTGCGGTGGAATTTCCAGTTTCGGTAGGCGCGCCATATCCATGGCATGCGAAAACTGCGGCTATAGCGGCGACCGCGCCATTCCCATGCAATACCCAATCTCTGTTTGAAGTCCATGAAGCTGAAATACATCAGCCTTTCCTGAAGAACGTGCGGATCTCATCGGCGCTGAAGCTCAAGCGCATCTGCGTGGCGAGATTCAGGACAGAGGTTGACGGGGTGCCGCTGATATCTGTAGCGATGTCACAGACAGCGCTGGTGACCGAGACCGCGGCGCCATTCAAGCTCAGATGGATTGCAGCGACGGCGGACGGCGTGATTGTCCCACCGGATACCGTAATCGGTGAGCCGGCGAGCGCTAATCCTATGGTCGGATTGGCGGTGACTGCGATCTTCGGTGCCGTGGTCAGGCCAAAGCCGATCGTTGAGATGGCAGTGCCCTGAAGCGTGCTGCCAACCGTAGCCGTCAGGCCCAAGAGCGTCGTCAGTTGCGTGATGGCGCCGAATCCCCCGCCGGCGGGCAGGCCGAACGCCATATGGATGGCCGTCGCCGGCGCTGAGAGGAAGCCGACTGAAATTCCAGTCAGCTTGTTCGCAAATCCCACATCGCCCGTGACATTGAGCTCAACGCCCGAGAGCGTGAGCCCGAATGAGGTCGATAGGTTGGCAGTCCCGATCGACCCGGCTGCCACCAGGCCCAGGCCGATCGCTGCAATGGCAGCGGTGGCACCAGATGGAGGAGATCGCAGCAGCAGAAGCATGTCAGCTTACCGTGGCTTGCAAACTTCCCGAATTGAATTGAAAAGTGTTCGAGGTATTCACGGTCACGTCACTACTCAACTGCGCATACGACAAAACATTCCCGGCGGTCGCCGCATCCATGATGGCGACATATCGAACGGTACCCCATCCCGCCGAGGCCGTCGCGAACGTGACTGTGCTCGCGCTGCTGACGCCCGCGCTGCCGGCACCGAACGTTGTCGCTACCCGCGCGTAGGCGCCGCCTGAGACCTCATGCGTGAGTGTTCCTGCGGCGAGCTCCGCCAAAGTGGCCGTGGAGGTGAACAGCGCGCAATAGACCGCGGCCGGACTCGTATACGACGTATTTCGATATACGTGGTCAATGAGCTTGTTTTCCAAAAAGGTCGATGCGGGCATGGTGGCCTCAGAAAGTTATGTAGGTCAGATGGCCGCGCACACCGTTGGCCGCGGACAGATTGAGCACCAAAGGCGTATTGACGGAGGTCTGAAAGTGGCCGACAGGCATGAACGGAGCAGCAATACCGCCATTGGCCGCTAGTGACATGGCTCCACTGACCGCAGTTCCGGCAGTCCCATTGACCCACTTGGCAGCGACCGCGGAGTCAGCTACGAGCGTATAGGACAGCACTCGAATGACCTTGGAGGTGACCGCGGCGACAATCGTGTTGTCCCCACTGGAACTGACATTGATCGATGCGAACAGTGGCGTAACGATCGCGCCCCCGGCGGCCATCTGGCTCGATTCCGCGGTGTTCTGGACAGGGAACGGCGTTGCCACAGCAGGATCGGCGTACGACCCATCAACGCCCCAGCCCGCTTTCATCCGCTGCACCTGGACAGTGGTCGCGTTGATCGAGACTTCATCACTCGCAACGACGGCGCCAGTTCCAGGAAGGGTCACATTCTCTGCCAAGTGAAACTCCTAGGTACCGACGCCCAACAAGGCGCGTGTTGGAACTGCGGCGGCAATGATCGCCGGCTTCAAGATGATGATTCCGCTTTGCATGTTGCTGGCGACAGATTCAGCAATGGAACCGGGGAAAATCACGCCCGACGCAATCGAGGTCGCTGCGGTTTGAATCCACTCGCCCAGAATGAAGGAGACTGAGTTGCCGGTATGCGTATCCTGGACTGGAATCGTAAATCCGGTTCCGGCCGGGGGACTGAAAGTGACCCCATCCGTCGTCGCGGTCTTCAGGTGAATACCGTAGTACAAACACAGGCAGCCATCGACCGAGGGCGTGCGCACAACTGCGGGAGCGACAATGTCTTTAGTCGTATTAGCTGTGCGGTCCGAGACATTCCCGCCGGTCGCAAGTCCTGCATCAACACCGCTGTAACACGCTACAAATGCGCGTCCGCTCGTACCTCCATTCCAGGCGAAGGTCGGCATCGACTCAGAGCCTGTCGTCGAGATGAACGCGAATGCGCGGACCTGCTTGGCGTTGGTGTTGAAATCAATCGCACCCGCACCCGTACATGTCACCAGATCAGAGCCGGGACGCTCCCAACTGATTCCGAGGATCATGTCGCCTGCGCTGAATGAGCCTCCGGCTGCGGGCGCTGGATTCTGACTCGCCGCTGTGATCGCGCCATACCATTTGTTGAGGATGGTCACGGGCTCGTATCCCAATTACCGGAGGGCAACGGCGTGAAGAATCCACTGTTGGCATTCACAACCGATACGATGTCAGATGTCTTATAGAAGAATCGAGTTTGTAAGTCCCAATGCATGACCGAGCATCCGAGGCCCTGATGGGCTGGAATACTTCCATTGGCAGGGATGGCCTGCCGGGTCATGATGTCATTGAAGGTCTTTTGAAGCGTGTTTGGACTACTCGATGTCAACCCGCCCGGGCCTTCTGTGTTCCCAATCCGCAAGCAGCTATCGCGCACGTCTCCCAGCGTGCCCTCAACACCGGTGATGACGTCCAGGAAAGTCGTATACCACTTGCTGACGGCGCCATGCACACCGAAAGTGGGCGTATCCGGGCCGCCGTAGCCAACACCCGAGGAGGAGGATTGCATCTGGGTGAAGGAGGACTGCATGGAAGGAGCGCCTCCCACCGCGGTATAGCTGAGCGGCATCCACAGCGTGCGATTGGGCATCGCGGTTTTGACGGCCTGGCCGAGTGTCACGAAGCCGGCATCGTAGTTCGAGCCGTTCATCACGCCATTGCCATGGATATCCACGGTCGCGGAAATGCTCTCATCCGCGATCGCGATGATGTCGATGCGATTGTCCGTGTCCAGCGCGCTGATGACATTCGCCATTCCCTGGAACATCTCAATCAGAGCGGGGAAGACGCCGGCGATATCGTAGTTGAGCTGTCCGCGTGAATTCGTGTTGGTTTGGAAAAAGGTTTTGACCCAATTTCCTTTGTTGATCAACCACGCAGGCCACATGCTGCCGTCATTCGCACGCGCAGCGCCCAGCAGGTAGCTGCCACCACCGCCCGAATACCCGGCCAGGGTAGCAGTCGTCGTCGTACTGGAAGTCACGGTATACGTGGCTCCCCCGATACTGCATTGTGTCCAGCCACCCGAGCCGAGACCCGCCGAGTCGGTGATCGTGTTGCCCGAGACGGATGTCGTGTTCCCACTGTGCGTGGAGTAGAACGCGCCCTGCCAGAACTTCAGGGTGATGTAGATCTTTTTGCTGGTCGTCGCCTTGACGCGGTTGAGCACGTCCTGCAGGTTGGTTTGAAAAATCCCGAATGTTTGGCGACCGCTCGAATTCAAGGCCGCATCGGATATGTTGGCCCAGGTCATAATGATCCCGATGCCGTTGAACTGGTTCGCAGCAATCGTCCCGCAAGCAGAGCTGATCAGCCCCTGTTGATTACCGGGGTAGAACGGATTGTCGAGCCAGAGGCGATGGCCTGGATGAATGCGCGTGGCGCCGGTCACGACCGGTGCGCATTGCACGCCTCCAGACCGTGCTCCAGTCACGAACTGGTCGAACGCCTCGATCTTGTAGAACTGAGTTCCTGACAGCGTGTCGGCCAGGCTCAGCTGAGTGGGCGGTAGTGCCGAGCCAATCTGGGTGTAGGCGCCGCCCAGCGTAGCGGACTTGTAGACCCGGTAGCCGGCGATCACGCTTTGGCCCGTGGGTGTGGGCGGTGCCCACGTCAAAGTCGCCGTAGAGCCGCTGACCGCGCTCGAAAGCCCGGGTGCCGTGAGCGCCTGGGTGAGCGTTCGGACGGCGGTGATCTGCATGGAACCCCAGAAACGAAGACTCCCGCACGAGGCGGGGGTCGGAATGTCACGATGGTGAGCCTTGCACGTTAGGGGGTGTTCTGTTGTAACGCAATTCTGGCACCCTGCAGACAGTGACCGACTTCACGTCGAGCTCGACAAAGTGAAGCGCGAAAGTTTTCAGCAGTCATGGCGCACAACTGCGCTGAGACTTCGATCGGCTGCCAATGCAGATATTGCAGGGCAATCACTCGACGATCCATTTCCCGCAGTCGGATGACAATGCGCTCGACCATCTCGCACAGCTGATCCGCTTCAAACTGAGCGCCCTGCCCTGTCCGGGCAGCCGCTCCATAGACGCCAAACTCGATGATCCGCGCCACAATCGTCCAGGCCGGCCAGCCAAGATTGCCCAGAACCCGCTTCGCCCATCGGGCCCACGCCTCGAGCGCCACATCCGCCTCAGCGGCGACTCCGCTGAGTTTCGGGTGATGGCGCCCGTCACCCCGCGGTATTGGCCGCTCTACCATGGCAGTCGCGCGGGCTACCTGGATTTGGCGACCGTCCGACAATGTCTCGGTCCGCAGTAGATTCATCGCAGATTGACTCCGCGCGGATCGGTCGAAGGCAGCAGATCGGCGATCGTCAGGTGGGCCTCCCCGAGCTGGCGTTCCAGATCCGCGCAGGCATACGCGCGCGAACGCTCCAGGGCCTCGGCGTTCTGATGCTTCGGCGCCGAATACTGGAACTGACGGTCTTTGGTCTGCACCCGGTAGACCATCTGCCCATTAGCGGCCCGGTTCTCACGAACCAAGCCGCTGGCCCGTAGGCTCATTACAGCGTTACAGGGGCGTCCGGAACCAAATCGTCTACGGCCTTCACCTTGGTGGCGAGCACCGCTGCGGAAGCCTGTACGGCGGCCAGGGCAGCGTCGACTTCGGGAGTCGTCTGCACATTGCCCAGCGCAGTGGTTAGATCGGCGACGGATTTCTGCAGTCCCTGAGTTTCGGTGCCAATCTTGTCCACTTCCGTACCGATCGCGGTGACGTTGTCGTTCACGGTATTCAGAGCGGCGAGCAGGTCTGCGTTTGAGGCCATGAGGATTTCCTTCAAGTTTTGGATGGCGGCGAGAACAGGCGAATGATCGCCGTGGATGTGAATCGTGATGTCGGCCGAGATGTGCATCATTCCCCCGACGTGGGGGTGACTGTGCAGGTCTGCAGGTTGACCGCGGCGGCATGGGCGCTGTGCGCGAAAGCGGTGACGAGCAGCAGGCAAAGCAGAACGGCGGGAAGGGTTCGCATAAGCGCGCCAGATTACGGCTTAGCCAAACCCAACTCCACGAATGTCTCTTCTAACTTCGTACTATGTTCCGCGTTTTTGTACTCGCGTCCGGCCGCGAACATGTCCACCAAACATTTGCTGCAGCCCATCTCGAGAGCGAGTTGCGCATTCGTTGGAATCGCCTTGCGCATGGCCGCGACTTCGCGAATGCGCCGGATCTGCGACTCGGTGAGCTTCCTGGGCATCATGCACTGACCCTCGCACCCAGGCAGGTCATGACATCGCGCTCTGTGCGCCACGTCCAGACCGGGGCATTGCGTTCTTTGCAGGCGCCGAGGAACAACACTTGGGCGGCGGTGTAGGGATTCTTGCCGTGCTTGATCTCCACGGGCGTCCAAACACCGCGCCAGAGCAGCCAGCCGTCGAGTGGGCCGGTCTGGATCCACAGGCCGCCCAGCTGCTCGGCTGTGCCGACGAGCTCGTTTTCGTTCGTGTCACGTCGGGCGGCTCTCATGGCTTCAACCGCTTGACCAACCGCCGCACGCCATCCGGATCGCTGGCCGTCATGCCCAGCACTCGATATCCACCGCTATCCAGGGCCATGACGAAGACACCCAACTCCCGTCCCAGGCCCAGCGCAATCGCAGTGCTGTCGATCCGCTGCGCGACTCTGTGGGCGACTTCCTGCGAATGCTGGGGGATGCAGTCACCGATGTTGCGGCTGCTCATGTTCCCGCTCCGAGCGCATGCGCGTCGCAATGAGCCTTGGCGAGCTCGATGTCAGCCGAGTATCCGAGCAGGCGCCGCGGCGCATCGCGCCAGGCGTAGTACAGCATGCCCTTCGGGTTCGAGGCCTTCCGAACGACGTATCGCCCGCATACGCTGGTTTGGTAGCCGCTGTCGTTCTCCTGGCGCACGGGCTTGTTCCACGAAAGCGTGCCCTTCCCTACTCCGTGGGATTTCAGCCGATCCATCATTTGCTCGTGTGAGTGGATGGTCGGAGTGCGGTCGAAATAGCCGGCTGGCATGTTTGTTGCTAACCTTGCCTCGTGAGAAACGACATGAACAAGCTCCTGCAACTCATCCTTCGGAACCCGGAGGCGTTCGATGAAACGCAGGTGCCCTGTTGCCTTCGCGGTGTCTGGCTCTCGGTTCTCACTTCCCGCCAAACCTCTTGAGGTGAGTCAGGGTGTCCACGGCGTGTCCGAACCGCTGACGTATCTCCTCGTCCACCTCCGGAATCGTTTTCAAAACGCTCTTAGGTTTTCTTACGGATTTCAGAGAGGATTGGGTGTCAAGCTCTGACACCCCGTTACCCCCCCGTTTGACACCCCGTGGAGGGTCATTTGACACCCCGTTCGCCTTACGGGGTGTCTGTGTGACACCCCGTGGCATCAGTAGGTCATAGACGACAGGCCGTCGGTCAAGGCGCTCGATGTAAGCGGCGGCAATGGCTTGGTTGCCGCGCGTGATCATGGATGCTTTCTCGAGCTGCTTGAGACAACGACGCACCGTGCTCTCAGAGAGACCTGAGTCGCGGCACAGCCGCCCGATGGCGGGGAAAGCGTTCTCACCAGTTGGACTCCCGCAACTGTTCGCCAAACAAATCAGAACCAAGCGCAAATTGGGTTCGGTAACTTCTTGTTGCTCGATGGCCCATGCCACCGCTTGTATGCTCATCGATGGCTCCCACCCCTTGCGGGGACGTCACGGGACAGGCCCGTGCGTATGGTTGGGCGTCATGGAAGTAACCAGCCAATCACCGCCGCCCAGCCGATCAACGACAGGCTGATCACGATCCGCCACATCCAACGACTGGGGAGATCCCCGTGCTGGAATGCATACGCGGGATGGCGGCGGTTGTGGCGCATCAGGTTGAGTCAGGGCGCCCGTCCCCCTCGCGATACACTGGCGTTGTTACACCACCAGCTCTCACGAGAGGAACGGACATGACCGAAGATACGAAGGCACCGAAGTACATTGAGGACCTCAGTTGCCGCGAAACGTTTGGCGAAACCGTGCAGGCACTGCATGGACCAGCCGGGACCATAAAGCTCGAATTCTGCGTATTCCGCTGGACGCAGGGGCCGCAGGTATATGCGGATCGCATCGTTCCAACGAGTAGGGTTGTGATGACTGTCGCCACTGCTCGAGTACTGAGGGACATGCTGAGTGAGCGTTTAGAGCAGATAGATAAAGCTGGTGCTGCTGATGCGCTGACGGAGGCGCAGCCTGCATCGCAGCTAAAGAATTGAGCCTCTGCAGCTCTTTGCCCCAAGCGTTCAGGTCGGGATTAGCGGCAGCCTGCTGTTTGTCCATCAGGCAGCCCTCACAGGAGAAAAACGATGAAAATGACTGTATTGACCTTTCTGGCGACGATGGCTGTATGCGCGACCATCCTGTTTGCCACCCGCTCGATCAACGAAACGATTCAGGCGACAGGAGCAGACAGCCATCTGCGAGCAATCGAGGATCAACTCGACGAAATGGCCGAAAGACTCAAGGAAATCTCCGACAACACAGAGACCGCGGCTGCGAATTCCAGCTGAGTTATGTTGCTTCGCGCTGAACAGCGTTGGGCGGCGTGTCATGCTGTGCGGCATAACAACTAACTAGCTAACGCCTGGATGCTCTGCTTACCCCAAATATCTGGGCGCATTGACTCGAGCGGAACCTTGCGTCCGCTATTTTCATGGAGCTTGCGGGCCATGACGGGCCCCGGTCGCTTGCAGCCGTACTGAAGCTGCGCGAGATAGTTCAGAGTCGTCCCGCATCGGGCAGCGAATGATCGCCGCTCTGGGCGAGGCATTGCGTCGAGAAACGTTTTTAGATCCATGCGACTGAGTGTAACCCCACAGGTAATAGCCCCGCAAGGATCTGTTACTCCTTGGCACATTTCGCCGAAAGGTAGCAGTCGTCAAAATCTACGGATGGACGATATCTATTTGATTCGGCGCAAAAATCTTGCAGCCGTATGTAGGGAAAAGGTCGGTGGAAACCAGTCTGAGCTCGCCCGCGCGCTAGAGATGGTCCCTAACCTGGTGAACCGCTATCTCAAATCAAAACGAATGGGCGACGATGTTGCCCAGCTGGTGGAGAAGACCTACGGATTAGCGGCTGGGTGGATGGATAACGTTCACCCGAGTGATCGCGAAGCGCTTGTATTGATGGCCTATCGGAATGCGAGCCAGGAAATACAGACCGCAGTCGAGCGGATACTAAATCTCCCTTTCACCCAGACCTCGACACTGAGCGGATCGAAACGTCGCTCGGCGTAATGTCAGAGTCCGACGTTTTAACGCTACTGGAGGTGCAGGTGCACAACAATCTTGGCTGCGATGCGGGAACTGGCGAATTAACTGAAGAATTCTAGGGACGTTAGGAGTTCTACCTAGATGGATGTTCCCGCAATCTGCGCCTGTGGTGCCGTCTGGATTGCCTCGACGCTGTTCAAAGGCGATGAGCGAACGGCTAACACACTAACTGGCTGCAGCATAGGTCCATGCCCGAACTGTAAAGGTCAATCGCGAATCCCCGATGGGAAATACCGGCTGTTGTCGGCCGAGATTTACGACAGTGAGGATGCGAGGATTCTGGCGAATGCATTTCTACAGCTACATCAAAAAATGGCTGCAGGCGTACCGCTAGCTGAAGTGGCGAAAGAGATTCAGGGCTCGCCGATTTTCAAAAAGATTGCCCAGTTTATGCCGACGGATCTGACGAAGCTCGGGCTGTGGGTGGCGATCCTGACTTCAGTGTTGGACCATTGCTCAGGTCCACAATCAGCACATCGCCCGTCCGTCGGTGTACACCCAGAGATCCACCAAGCTCTTCAATCAATTTCCGGCGCCCCGCCGTCCATCCCACCGAAATCCCCAAGCTGATCGTAACCAGGGTCCAAGAAAGCCCCTGCCACTCGATTTGCATCTGATTCTCCCGATATAGACAGCGGCGAGGCTCGAAAGGGTCTCGCCGTTTTGCTTTGTGCACCATAGCACAAACTATTACCCATTGGGTATTGCATTCCTATTACCTGTCCGGTTATAGTCTCTCCACGCTACGAAGCAACGGGAACCGGGAGAGAGACATGTACCAAGTCACGATCATCTGGGAAGGCGCTGAGATCGGCTACGGCGAAGGCGAGTCGCTGAACTACGCCAGGTCTGAAGCCCGCGCCAGCGTCAGTGACTTCTACAAGGTTGCTCGCAGCGAGTGGCAGTTCTCGGTGAAGCGGTCATGAATCAACCCCCTTTCCTCTGTCCTCAATGCTTCTGCTTCGACTGTCAATGCGAGCAGGGGAAGACGATGGACTACGGAACAGTCAGCCGTATAGCTCGCCGCGTATGGCGTGGAGAAGTCGCGTGAAGATCATTGAGGAAAGGCTCGCAGAAGTCACAAATATCCCCCTGGCGCATGGCAGTCATACCTCCCTTGAGGAAGGCGCATGCGTTATGGAAATTATTTCATACGTCGCAGGCTTGCCCTGGTCGGATCATCCGGTCTGCA